CAATCTTGTGAGGTAAACATAATCAACCATCGTAATTGTTACTGTATCACCGATGTTGATTACTCGACTATATGGAACTGGAAGCATTCCACCAATCTGAATCTGATTAAGAACAACAGGAACTGGGGATACAGGTGGCTGAACTGTTTCATTGTAGTAGTATGGCTGTAGATTATTATTTGATACAGGAAGTGGTGTTGTTGATCCTTGTGGAGTAACTGTAACGATTAAATCTGTACCACTATATCCAGCAACATATGTTCGTGGTAATAAGATGGTATATCTTCCACTATTAACAGGCATTGTTGCTGTTAGAGTTGTAGATGATACAGTTTGTGAAACACTGACTGTCCAGGTTGTTCCTGAACCACCCGTAATATACGTATTAATAGAAACACCAAAACCAGTAACCAACTGACCAACCTCTAACAATCCTGAAATAAAGGCAGTTACTGTTAGTATTGTTCCATTGATCGAACCTGTAACCACTGCATCAGTAAGTAAAAATGATTCAGTATAGTTGAATAACTCAACCTGGTTCATATCTTCAGGAATACCATCGCCGTTTGTATCTGTAGGAAGAACGCTCAGTTCAGAAAGGTTAGGAAGACCTGGGGTTAATGGATTGACAACCTGACTCATTACATTGTATACTAGATTCTCACCGAGGATTCCCTCTTGAGCATCTATATTTGCTGATAGAACAACAACCGTATCTTGATTTGAGTTTAATGTGTCGTAGTTGATTGTTGACTGGCCATTATTTGTATTCCAGAAGTTTGTTGTAACACTTTGTGCTATTAACTGTGTTGATGCATAGTTGATTGTCCATCCAGTTAGCGTAGAGCCATTATACACCTTATTAACAAGGATCATATATGTGTATGTTGAATCTGGAAGAACTGGTGAGCCGCCCGTGCTCGTTTGCCACATATCTTCAGCTACCGAATAATAGAAATAGATTGTTTGATTTGCAAGGTTGTTTAACACACCTATGATCGATGTTAGTTCAGCACTTGTAAATGCTGTTCTCAACGATGCTGGATTACCTGGAGGAACTAATGCATCAAAGATTGGAGCAAGTGTTGTAAAGAAATCAATCGAAGCAAGCAATGGCTGAATGTAGTTCAATACCAACGTTTCACCAGTAACTGGGGTACTTACAGTAATCAATCTACCTGTTGGTGGAAAGATGCCTTGGAAATACAAAGCAAGATCATCACCAAATAGTTTTACATTTGCATATGCTTCTGATGGATCATACCAGTAACTATATTGTGAATCACCTGTGAATGTTCTGTTGAATGCTGTTAGTTTTAAGATCGAAGGATCTTGCAACATGAATGTGTTATAGTCTTGAGCATTAACCATACGATCCTGAGTATAGTAAACTGCTGGGGCTGTATTACGAATATGATTAATATCTTCTGATGTAGATGCATTCAGCAACGAACTCGTTAGAGTAAATGTAAATGCTAATGTCTGAGTTGTTCCAGTAATATCAACATAGTTGAACGAGGCTGTTTGATTTGTTACAGCTGTTGCAGGAATGATTCCACCATCATTTGCTGATACACGATACCAAACCTCGAACGTTCCTTGTGGAATATCAACCATTTCTCCATCACCGAAAATCAATGTAATCTGATCATTTGCATCAGATTCGATTTCATACTGGTGACGGTTATTGCTCGAGAAGTTAAAGATAACATTCTGAGCACTTTGTGTGCTGACTGGATACCAATAACCATAGACCGTATTGTAGCCAGGAGCTAAACTTGTATATGATACTGGCAATGGATTTACTGTTAATACAGCACCAGTATTTGCATTAATGTTATTAAGCCATACGTCTGTATCGTTGATATTATTGACAGTTACGTTGTATGTCTGGTTTGGTGTTACACCATCAAAGGATGTTGTTGTACTTTGCAAGGTACCTTGCTTTGTATACATCAAAAATCCAGTTGTTGGTGATCCATTACCGAGACCATCATTTGCATACATCAAACTGAACAACATATTATTTTCAGGACGCTGTTCAATAGGACCGTTTGAAGTCAACGTTGATGAAACAAGTTCCATTGGATAGCTTGTTCCTTGAGCTGTGGCTGAGTAACTGAATACTGGTCCTCCAGCTGTTGACGAAAGAGGGCTGTTATTGAGAGTGTACAGTTCAAGTAGTACGTCACCAACTTGAACACGATCGCTAGGTAATACCGAACCAAATGGTTGTGTCAAAACATTGTTGATGATTAAGAAGAACTGTTCTTGCCAGTTTACATTTGATGTATCGTTCCATACTACTTTAACATTAGCAAGGTTATTACCAACGCTATCAAACACACTTTGTGTTGTTGAAATAGATGTAATCTTTACGAGACCACGAGCTGCAAGGTTACGTGTTGGTGTATATGAAATAAGATTTGCAAGGCGAAGAACTGATTCTTTACGCTCAGCCGTAGGCATGAAGTTTTCATGTGCGTTCAAGTCCATACGATAGGCTAACAACTCAGCCATATAACAAAATAGTTCAAGCTGTGCTATGAACTCACTCGATTCAATATAGTCATTGAAATCTTCTGGATAATAGAGTTGGATATACGCAAGCAAGCTTTGCTTAACAGTGTTATAATCATAAGCAGAAAAGTTTACAGTTGCAAACGCGGAATATACGGTGGTGTAAGCCTCAGCAGCATTAACAAGACGGCTCATATAGCTCTCCTATGATTGTCGTAATCATGTTCCCATATAGAAACTATATTAAATCCTTTTGATTTTATTTTTTGTTCTCTACTTATTGTTTTGTTAAAAAGCTCTATGGTTGTAACATTTTTATTAGTTGGATGGCAGGTATCCTGTGGATCATATTTGTTTATATTTCCATGCCAAGCATCTCCGTAAAACTCATATACTGTATTAGTTTGCTCACAAAAACCGTCAGCAATATAAGGTGTGCCTGGTATTTTATATTGACTTAATATATTGATATTTTCAGTCACAGAAATGTTAGAAAGCCAATCAAGTTCTTTCTTTGACATAGATTGAAAACATTTATAACAACCATGCCCAAATAAATGGTCATTAGCGATTTGTTTAAATGATCCATGGTTATAACAAATAATCGTCACTTGTTGTGTTCGTGAAATATACTCCGTTTTTGTATAATCATACTTAGTACCATGAACTTGTTGTGCTTTATGTATAAAAGTTTGTGTAGTATCTCTCATGTTTTGAATATAACATTGTTTACACCCCGTTCCTTTTAAATGATTACTGGGTGTAATAAAAAATGCACCATGTTCTTTGCATTGGATTTGTACTTTTGTATGAGCATCAACATACACAACATTCATATAATCATATTTTGTGTGGTGTTTGTTGTTGGCTCTTGCAATAAATGCATCTACTGTTGTTTTTTGATTTTCACGTCCACATTTATAACACCCATACCCTTTAATATGTTCTGCTGGCTGTTGTTCAAACTGTCCGTGTTGATTACAAACAATATCTACTTTTGTGTAATTGTTTCTATATACCACACAAGAATAGTCATACTTATCCCCGTGCAATTCTTTTGCACGAGCAATAAACTGTTCTGTTGTGAATCTTATACCTCTCATTATTATGCCTCAAATTGAATATTTAGCTGAAACGGTTGTGTTACGTTTAGTTCAACATAAAACAATATTGCCGTTGCAGTAATGCTATTAGTGTCATAGTTTGGCACCACGTTTAACGAAAGCATGTTTACACGAGGATCAAACTGAAACACAGAAATCAACTCACTCTCAATCGTCGAAATCGTTTCTTCATCAAGCGGTTCAAATACAAGCTCAGGAATCAACGTACCAAACGTTGGCATCATCACACGAGAACCACGGCGTGTATAAATCTGATTGAGCAAATCAAGTTCAACAAGAGCAACATCAGTCAAAGTAAATGACTTATTCTTTTGGTATTCGTAGCTAGAGTAGCCGATGTAAGTTGCCATTCACATAACTCCTGAAATCATAATGTATTTATCGAAAGGTACCGCATTGATTTTTGCAGGAGTACTGTGTATAATAAATACACTATGTACTATGTATATCAACTAAGAATCGCTAACAAAAATGAACCGTTTTATATTGGAAAAGGTTCATGGAATAGTCGAATGCGTGATCATTTTGAAGATGCAAAGAGACCTCATAATAAACAAGACAACCCGCTTAAGTGTAAGGTTATTTTATCTGCTCTTAAAAGAAATCAGATTGTGTTATGTGAAAAGTTGCAGGAGTTTATAGACGAAGAGGCAGCGTTAACCTACGAAACAACACTAATCTCAAAATATGGACGCATTGTTGATAAATCTGGTATCCTAACCAACATTCAATCAGGTGGGTCTCAACCACCACGGCAACCAAAGAAGTTAGTATTTTTGTTTAATAAACTTGGAAATATGATTAAACGTTTTGACAGTACATTTGAAGCAGCACATTATCTAAATGTTAATGTATCAGTAGTTCAAAACTGTTGTGTTGGTAGATGCAAAACTTGCAAGGGATATATTCTATCATATTCAAAAACTCAACCATCACAACAAGAAATAGACAAAGCCTTTAAACGAAAAGTTCAAACACGAATGGTTTATCAATATAGTAATAATATCTTAACGGCAATACATTTATCAATACGAGAAGCGGCTGAATCAATAAAAAGTGATTCACGAAGAATCTCTCGTGCGATTAGAGAAAAATGTCGACACAAGGGGTTTTATTGGAAAGTTGATTAAATCATCTATGCCATCTGCTATTTCGTGGGATTATCTCTCCAAGCTCTACTCGTCCAACCTCTGGACTATCATAATCTAACTCAAGAACAAAACTATTACCTGAATCATTGTCGGTTGCACTTTGTGCCATCATGATTCGTCCATATGGTTCATGTTCAGGAACCCTATTAGTAAAGTACGCTGTTCCTGCATTAGCAGTGGCAGCTGAAGCGGCAATGTTTGCAATCGCTGGCGATGCCGCATTTACATCAACATTACCTCCTCCAATAAGGACGGAAGTGCTGCTCAAGTTCAAAGATATTTGAGTTGTCCACGCTCCAACATTTGTTGTATAAATGTTAGTATCGATTGCCGACTCGAGGTTTAAATCACCACCTGAGTTGATGTTGGTATCTCCTACAGATTGTTGATTTAGATCACCACCTGAGTTGATGTTTATATTACCTGTAGATTGAGTATTGATATCACCAGCAGCATTTGTAAGGATATCATTACCTGACTTCAACTGCATTACGTCGCCAGATGTGATGCGGACTTCACCTTCACTTGTTAGATGAATCCCTTCCTTAGCATATACACGGAATGTTGCATCACAAGTAATGTTTACATCCATGTTGGAGTGAATAGAAACTCTTCGTGCAGCATATATGTCAATATTTCCACTTTGATCCATTTCAATCCAGTTATTTCCTTCAACTGTTGAAATGTAGATACGTTCATTTGTATCATCAAGGATAATCTGATGTCCTGTACCAGTGCGTAAACGAATGCGAGCATTTTCTGGTCTATCATCCATTGCAATGGAACTAAAGCCAGGAGTTGTCCACGAGTAAGTTTGTGGATCAAGATTTTGTCCACCATCAACTAAGTTTGGATCGTATGTTGCGTTTGGCTCTATACGACTTGTTGCGTATCCTTGTGTAAAGTTTCCTTGATGGAACTCTGTTCCATCTTCTTCTGTGTATACATAGTTACGATCATCTGCAAGTTTAGAAACTTTTTGAGATGGAATATTTTTCTGAATATTACCAAGTCCAGCTGCTTGAAAATCGGCGCCGCGAACTCGCCACTCAAAGTTCTTACGAGGTGTTGTATCAATAGCTCCGTCATTAGAGGCTATTGCAGTAGTTCTAGTATATGCAGATGTTTGATTAGCATATAATGGTTGTATTGGATCTTCTGTTGCTGAAAGAGGACCATCTAAATCCCCTGCTTCAGCTGCCTTAGGGTTATTAAACGAATATCTTCCGTGTGGTATCGTTCCAGAGAGCAATAAACCATAGAGAGCACCAAACCAGATTCTATATGAAGGATCACCATTCAAATGTGCAACGAGTACATCTGTTCCAACCTTTGGAATGTTGAACATACCATAAGCAACAGGACCTGTTGTATACACACCATCCTCTGGACCACGAGATTGAACTTGTTGATGACCAGCAAATGGTGAGGAATAGATAGCAAATGGCAGATCACCAACATTAACAAAGTTACGATCTAATCCAGCAATGTACACACGAACACGACCCATCTGCATAGGATCATTTGTATCAACAATACGACCAACAGAGATTGTCAACTTTCGTTCGTCGTGATCTGTTGATTTGTTGGCTCCATCTAATGCACCATATAAACTCATGTTGTTTCCTGTTGTTTAACTGGTGTCTTCTGTTGAAGTTCGGCTTGAATAACTGTTCTATCTGTAGCAGAGTAAACCGTTGGTGTTGGAGCTACTTGCTGTGTAGCTGGTGTAGTTGTACTTGCAAGGTAAGGCATAGGTGAAGTTGGTGGAGGAGGAACTGGTGCATTAGCATATAGATTTTTTCCTACGATACCTAAATGAGCCTTAGCTATTTGAATCTGATTATATGCAGCAATTACATTAGCTTGATACTGAGCACTCGTTATATCACTTGGATTTTCCTGAACATAAAAAGAACCACCCCCCGGTTTACTTTGCAAATCATATGCATATGTTTGAATATCTGATGCATATGCTGCTCCCGTTTGATTTCGTACGTTTGAATATCCCGTTGTTACTAATCGTACGTTATCAGATAAACCTAGTTCAGCACTGCCATATGCACGGAAGCGACCAGCAGCTGAACCATCCCAATAAGCAGTAGGACCACCTATAGCTGTTATACTCGTTAAATTACCATATTGTGTATACGTATTGGTTCCCCATCCACTTTCAACAGCTGCTTGAGCCATAACGAAGTCTGGATCAATCGCAGGAACTGTTGTATTGTGTTGTTGTGAAGCTGTAGCTGCATAGTTGGTTGATGCACTAACAGCACTATTCCAATATGTTGAAACGAAGTTATATGACAGTTGTGGTTGTGATACATTAGGCAACTTAGGAGAGGATGCCTGAGTAGGTTTCGCTCCCTTGCTAAGTCCTGGTGTTATATCCAAGTTTGGTGTAGTTGGTACTTTAGGTACAGCTGTTGATGTTGTAGAAGAAGGATTTTGTATATTGAAATCTTCTTGAGCCTGCTGGGAAGCACTAGCTATCATATCTGACGAGACCTGTGGAATACCAATCAGATTTAAGTCTTGTGTAAACTGTCCACCAATAAACTTATTTTTTGCAGTTATGATATTGTAATATCCATCAAACCAAAATGTTTTATAATATCCACCTTGTTTGTTATTGTTAGATTGCTCGTACTCCCAAATGTCATCGGTTGTGCTTGGCATTTTAATATTGATCTTGACATAGTCAGGCCCATCTCTGTTAGGATTAGTAATCTTTTGAATCAAACTTGGATTACCAAGGATTGATAGTTCCGTTTGTATGGCCTGATAACTTGCAAAGTTACGCCATATAGCATCTGCAGATGCAACAGCAGCACTTTGTGTTAGCTCTTTCGTAGATCGTTCTTGTGCCACAACTGTTGGCCAAATAGGTGTTCCTGTGCGAATAGATAGTCTTGGATCAAGGTTTGATTGTAGAGGACGTAACTGTACAGTCGGTGCGTTGGTAGATGTTCCTGCTACATCAGTTGTTTGTGTTGGTAATGCTGCAGATGTCACAAGCGATACCCACAGAGCATATCCCATTGATAGATTCATATCAAGTTTTTGAATGTCAATATTTCTACCAGTAAAAATATAGTTGAAGGTATAAACACTACCTTTAGAAATATCTGGCGGTAAAGCGTTACCTTGACCTGACTGACTATCAATAACGTCAACAACTTTATAGCTATATTCATCTATATAATAGGTGATTATGAATCTATTGTCTTGAAGAGAACTTGTCTTTGCAAACTCCGATGAAACTTTGTAGGAATACCTAGTTGTAGTTTGATCAAAATCTTTAATCTGTGGATTGCCGCTAATCTGAACATTTGTCCAATCTGATGAAGATTTCATTAGATTATCAATCAACTGTGCAACACCACCTTCCTTTGAACCAGGATTTGGTGAAGAGTATCCTTCAGTTTGTTTGTATAATGGGATTAGTTTTCCAAAATCTTTTATCTTATCTAGTTTCTGAGCACCTTCTGAGTTGAAAATCAGTCTCCATTCAATCTTAGCTGTATTCGATAGATTAACTTTATTATTGGTAGCCTTCAAATAGTTGTCAATAACAATCTGACGATCATCCAAATATTTTTTGTTTATTTTTGCTTCAAAGTCTGCTAAGTGTTGTTCTAACGTATGGTCTTGAACAAAGTCAAATGATAATCCATCAGGAATAGAATCGTACACTTGATTATATGCGGTACCATTAACAAGGCCACAATACTTCATCTCATATGTTGTACCATTCGCATCAATATTGCCTGTTATGTCTATAAAAGTAATCCCGAAGGGAGGTGGATCCCACGACTTACCAAGAGATGTTTCAACCGTACCATCGTCTTTATGTCCTACAAAGATTACCTTTATCATAAAAGGCATTGTTGATGCGAATGGTACAACATATGAGATG